CGAGCAAATGCCGGAATACTTCCCAGATCTGGATCAAATGTTGTTTCAGTTACCGCTTGTCGGACAGACATTTAAAAAGGTTTGGTGGGATGCGAACTTGGAGCGCCAGTGCTCACAGTTCGTGAACGCTGAAGACTTTGTTGTTGCTCCGGAAAGCAAAGACCTTTACACATCGCCAAGATATACCCAGCTGATCAGGCTTCCGCGCAACGATTTTAATAAATACGTTCAGGCTGGTTGGTACTTGCCAGTTGAGTATTCTGGTGACGGGATTGACCCATCTGGTAGCACGACCGATGACATCGAGGGTGTAAATCCATACGCTGATGACCAGCAAGACGAGGTCATGAACCTTTTGGAGATGCACGTTTACGATACTTTTGATGGCATCGACGGGATATCCAAAGAAGATGAAAACGACACCAATACTAATATGGTGGCGTTCCCTTATGTGGTAACGATTGACTATGACTCGCAGAAAATCGTTTCAGTTCGACGCAACTGGTACGAAGGCGACGAAAACAAAAAGCGCAGAGATTGGTTTGTGAGCTATAAGTTCTTGCCAGGAGTTGGATTCTATGGTTTTGGACTTTATCACATTATTGGTGGATTGGGCAAAGCTGCAACCGGCGCATTGCGCGCACTTTTGGACTCTGCTGCGTTTGCAAACATGCAAGGTGGCTTTAAACTGAAGGGTCGAGTGAGTGGTGGCGAGATTGACGTTAATCCAGGAGAGTTTATAGATTTAGACTCGACTGTTGACGATGTGAACAAGGCTATCATGCCGTTACCGTTCAAAGAGCCATCGAGCACCTTGTTCCAATTGCTTGGCTTTATTGTTGACGCTGGTCGAAGGTTTGCAAGCACTGCAGACTTGAACGTTGGGGATGTTAACCCGAACGCACCAGTTGGCTCTACGGTTGCGCTGATTGAACAAGGTTCGAAATCATTCTCAGCGATTCATAAGCGGTTGCACTACTCGCAGGGTCAAGAGTTCAAGATGCTCGCAAAACTCAACTCTCTCTATCTACCAGAGGAGTTCAGATTCGCAGTTTCTGGCCAGACCGAAGTAATTTTTGCAGCTGATTTTAATGATCGTGTTGACGTAATCCCAGTCAGCGACCCAAATATCTTCAGCACCGCACAACGCATCGCTCAAGCACAAGCCATTCTTCAAATGGCACAAACCGCTCCACAGCTTCACGATATGTACGAAGCCTACAAGCGAATGTATGAGGCGATCCGCATCCCGAACATTGACGAGATTTTGAAAAAGCCAGAAGAGGCTCCAAGGCTCGACCCAATCGACGAGAACATGTCGGTGCTTTACGGCAAACCGATCCGAGCATTCCCAGAACAAGATCACGACGCACACATTGCGGTTCATATGCAGTTTATGCAAGACCCATCGTTGGCAGGCAATCCTGGAGCAAAAGCATTGCAACCAGTGCTGATTGCTCACATTGCGGAACACGTGGCGTTGCTTTACCGAACCAGAATGGAAGCAAGCATCGGAGTTCCGTTGCCAGCTCTGCCAGATTTGGGAGATAAAAGGTTCGAGTTCGAGGATGTTGATCCGAGGATGGACATGTTGATCAGTCAGCGTGCCGCACAAGTCGTTCAGCAAGCACCACAGATGCAAGCCATACGTTCACTTCAGCAAGGACAACAACAAGGACAAGGTGGCGAGTTGCAGTACGCTCAACAGCTGGCACAGCTCGAGGCTCAAGCACTTCAGGCTCGCACCCAAGCACAAATTCAAGCCGACCAAGCTCGGGCACAGTCTGATATCCAGATCGATCAAGCAAAAGCACAACAGTCTTTGGAGATTCAAAAAGCCAAAACACAAGCTGACCTTGAAGCGAAGATCGCCAAACTACAAGCCGAGCTTCAATTGGAACGAGAAAAGAACATGATGAAAATGCAAATGGAGGCACAACGTGGCATCAATCGATGAGCTCGCGCAAAGATTTCAAATTCAACAAGGAGCTATGCAGCCTGTTAACCCTGCCGCTTTCAGTGGTCAAACAGACCAAAGAGCTTCTGGACCACAACCGCAAGCTGTCCAAAGTCTTAACCCGAGCTCACAAGAGAGTATGCAAGAATACCTTATTAATAAAGTGATGGAGCTGAAGCAAAGACTTGGAAGAGGTAACGTTGGTGCACTGGAAGGATTTTTAGGTGGTATGCGTAATGTGAAACCACAACAACCAGAACCACAACCCGAGCAATCTGCTCGTACAATTTAAGGAGAGCAGAGATGCCAGGATATGCAGACACAGGTGCTTTATCAGGACTTGGTCAAGTTTCAGAACAAGAAATGCAATCGTTTAACCAAGCAACCCCGAGTGAGGGGATTAACCCTTACACATATGAAAATTTAATGCGTTTGCCTGTTGCTGATCAGGTTATTCAGTACATGGCAGACAGCACTGGTTTGGCTGTTGAAGACATTGTTGGTCAGATGCAAAGCGGCAAAATACCGCCAGAGGGCATGAAGATGCTTTTCGATGAGGCATTTAATATTATGTCAGCACCCAAAGGCGGTTCAGCAATGGATCGTTATAACCAGAGAAGATAATCAGGAGAGCAAAATGGCTGAAGTGAATGTAGCGAATATTGAAGAGCAAAGAGAGATGTTCGAGATGCAGATGGGGTTTCCAGCTGACTCAGAAGGTCTCGATTTGACCGATGAGCAAGTTGTCAACTTTATGTTGCTCTGTCACCAAGAGATGGTAGCCCCAGAAGGTATGGAAAAAGATGAAGGCTACGAGGAAGAAGAAGGTCCAGAGCATGAAATGATGGAAGAGATGATGCCGGAAGAAGGTGAGATGAAAGTTAAAGTCATCAAGCTCGGAGCTGGCGACATTCAGAATGTGATGGACGAAATACTCGGTGCTGGTGGTCCAAAGGTGGAAGGCTATTAACCAATGCCAGTCCGGAAAGTCGAAGGTGGTTACAGATGGGGTAAAAGCGGTAAAGTTTACCCAACCAAAGAGCAAGCTGAACGCCAAGCTCGTGCCATTTATGCTTCCGGATACACAGGCAACAAAAAGGTGAAGAAACGTGGCAAGTCGTAAATTCAAACCTCAGCCAAAAACCAAAGGCGGTGTTAATGTAAGTTATGTTCGTGGGGCAAAAAACCCAAAGGCTCAAGAGGCAGAGATTAAAAGCACTGCAAAAAAGTACCGAGAAGGAACTCTTACTAAATCAGAAATGGAACGCATAGCCAAAAAAAGGTCGGGCAATGTCACAAAAAGCTACAAAAAAGCCAGCGAAAAAAGAAGCAAAAAGCTCTCCTAAAGGCGGAAGCTCTCTGAATGCTGCTATTGATAAATACAGCAAGTCTTCTGGTATCTCCAAAGACAAACTCCGCAAAGTGGCAAAGCGTGGCATGGGAGCTTATTATTCTTCAGGTTCCAGACCAGGACAAACTCCAACGTCTTGGGCTATTGGTCGGGTGAGGTCTTTCGCTACTGGCAAAGGTGGTGCACGTAAAGCTGATGCAGATTTGTTAAAAGGTAAAAAGAAAAATGGCTAAAGGTGTGAAACATTTTTTTAAAGACGGCACTGAGCACAAAGGTGCAACGCATAAAGATGCAAAAGGCAAAATAATGTCTGGTGCTCGTCACACTCCCAACAGCAAGTATCTGTATCACATTGGAGATCTTTCAGACCGTGCCAAAACAAAAGCGAGGAAATCTTAATGGCGACGTACAAAGGAAAAAAAGTTACCTTGAACAAGCCACGCAGGATTGGAAAAGGCGAAACCAGTTACGGGAAAAAGAAGTCTGTCGTTTATGTTCAGGATGGCGACCGAGTGAAGCGAGTAACTTTCGGCGACCCAAACATGACGATTAAAAAGAATCAACCAGGACGCAGATCTAATTTCCGATCTCGTCACAATTGCGATAATCCAGGACCAAAGACAAAAGCTCGGTACTGGTCATGTAAGGCTTGGTGATATGGCAGAGAAGACCGCTATTAAAAAAGTTGCTGCAGCTGAGATTCGTGCAGCGAAAAGTTTCCTCGAACGTCGAGGCATCACAACCGAAGAAGTGAGTCCGAAGAAGTTTGCCAAAGCTGCAAAAGAACTCGACAAAGGTTTTAAGGAAACTCTGGAAATTCTAGTGCGCGAGCTGTCAGGAGGCCAGGTCTGATGGAGATGCGCGAGTTTTTAATGTCGTTGAGTGATAAAGTTGCTGCAGCTCGTGAAGGCAGAGATATGATTGACGAGCGTGCTATGCGCGAGATGCCAGAAGTTCGCCCAATCGACTTCGGTGCTTTTTCTTTTATCCCAGACATCAGCATTAGTGGCGGTCGAACCACGAGCATGGGTGGTGAAGAAGGAAACACCAGATTTGTAGAAGATGAAGGTGGTGGCAGGATCGGTGGCAATGTTATTTTGCCAAGCGGAACCAGCTTTGGTGGTGGGGTGTCAGGTAATTATTACCGAGGCAAGGAAAGCAGTCCGTACCACACCGCTAAGTACGGTCCAGGGGGATCTGTCGAGGAATACGATGCTTATATGAATTTGCCAAGCGGATTCGGAGCCAACGCGACATACAACCCTAACACAGACGATTATTCAATAATGGCTAGGTACACGAAAGAATTTTAAATGGCTGAGAGGGCAAAAGTTCCATCCATGGATAGTTACGGGGAAATGAAAAGTTTCGACCCGACTTACAGGATGAAAACCAGAGATGCTATCGCTAATTATTTACAAAGCCTT